TAGACCACTCTGGTGAGCTAGTTACAGATGCAAATGAAAGTGGTACACCTACAATAACTAAAATGTTTCAAGCTGAATTTTATTATGCTAATGAAGGATTAAGAGTAGCAGATAGAGCTTTTGGAGAAAATTTACAACCATATAAATATTTATATATTAAACGATCACATTTTCATGGAACAAGTTCTGTTGACACATATGATAATTGGTTTTCAAAAGCTAATACATTAGCAGAACCTACTAACTTAACTATACATGCATCTGACTATCCTAGCTCAGGTACAGGATTTGAATTTACTTTAGCTAGTGGTAGTGCAAATACAGGTTCTTGGAGAAGTGCAAAAACATATCAATTTGCATTATCATTTATTTATGATGAAAGTGGACAAGAATCTTTACTGTATATACCATCTTCTAATAATACATTTTCTCCTACTAATGATTTTAGTACTATGACTATAGAGTTAAGAGCTAAGTCTGCATACGAACCTAGATTATCAGGTGCAAGAATATATTATAGAGAAAATGGTAGTGATGACCCTTGGGGTTTATTTTTAGATATTAGCATGAGGGATGGTGCAAGAACTAAATTATCTAATGTTTATAATTCATGGGAAAATGGTAGTGATAATACAGAAGCTAAAATTAGTGATACTGCATTAATATCTACTGGACCAAACTTAGAAACATACGAAATACTAAATGGCTTTGGACCTGATGAAACTAAAATTACAATTAGTGGTAACGGAGAAGGTTATAAAACTTCTGTAGTTGCTAACAAAAGAACATTTGTTGCTAATGTAAAAACATTAAATAATGATGGAGAGTTAGTTCAAATGAGAGACAGGATTATGTATAGTCCTGTAAATAAATTTGATACATTTCCAAGAAGTTATTTTGTTGATGTGGTTCAAGGTGATTCAGAAGAATATGTTAAGTTAGAGGAATACTCTGATAGATTATTAGCATTTAAACAAAAAAGATTATATATCATAAATATATCTGGTGCATCTTCTTCTTGGTTTTTAGAAGATATAAAAGATTTTTGTGGCATATCACACCCAGGTGCATCTGTAAAAACAGAAGCTGGTATAGTATGGGCTAATGAATATGGAGTATTTTTATATGATGGTCGTGGTATTACTAATTTAATTAAAGGTAAAATAAAAGAATCTGAATGGGAATCTTTTTTTGGTAAAGCTACTGCAGTAGGTTATAATCCTAAAAAATATTATGTAGTTATTCTAAACGATTCATTTGCTACTACTAATAGTGGTACAGTTTATATATATGATTTTAGAACACAATCATTTGTAAAAGGCACAGATGCATTTGATAATAGTGTTAACAGGTCTAATATGGTTACTGATTGGAATGGTAATATGTTGGTTGCATATTCTAATAAACTTAGAACTGAACCTACAATAGATAAAGTTCTTTCTACATGGGATAGTTTAGAAAATAGAGTTTGGCAAACTTCTAGTGATAATATAGTAGTAAAAGAATGGTCAGATAATCCAAGAGGTATAGCTAGTGGTAAATTTAGTATAGCTACAAAAGATTTTGATTTAGGAATACCTGCAAAAGCAAAAAAATTATATGCAGTTACAATTACTTATAAAAGTGATGTTGCACAAACAAATCCAGTATTTTATGCAATAGATGGTTCTGATACTTTTGTAGCAATGACTGGTAATATGGAAGTATCTTCTTCTTGGAAAAAACTTAGAGCAGTAGTATCTTCCCCTGTAGAGTTTCAAAGTATTAAAATTAAGATAGAAAATACTACAACCACTAGTACTACTACAGGAATACAAATTAATGACATATCAATAGAGTATAGAGCTTTATTTAAGAGAGTAACAAGTGGATAGGATAGAAAGAAGATTAAGAAATTTAGGTCAGCGTAAAGTTGTGTTTTTAAATACACCACCTTCACCTGACCAATTGAATGATGAGGAACAAGTATATGTTTTATCTCCTAATCAAAATTTACGATTATATGTAAAAAAGGGAACAAAGCTATACTATAATGAATTTACACCTATAGAGGATGCTAAAACCAATAACTGGGAGGATTTAACATAATGGCAACTGCTGCACAATTAAGGTTTGCTAGAGACAAAAAAGCTGAAGACGATATAGTAGCTAGACAAGCTGAAACAACACAACAAAATTTACAAAAGAAAAATCGTAGAATGGGTATAGGTAGAATTGCTGGTACTCTTTTAGGTGCTGCTTTAACTGGAGGTTCTAGTTTAGCAGTACAAGCTGCTGCTGCAGGACTTGGTTCATTAGCAGGTCAAAAATTAGCACAAGGTTCTACAAGAAAATTAGATCCTTTAGAAGAAGGTAAGTTTAATAGAGATATTACTAGAGACTTACAAAGTGAATATGACGAAGGTTTAAGCGACCTTAATAGAGCTGCAGTTCAAAGAGCTGGTTCAGATGCATTTAGTATATTTGCTGTAGGTGGATTAAAGAATGTACCTGGCATGGAAAAACTTGCAACAGCAGGAGAAAGATTTGCATCAGGTGGTACAGAAGGTGGAGTTAGAGATGTTATTAGAGGTGGTATTAGTAAAGCATCTAATTTATTAGGTGGAGGTCAAGCAACACCTGCAGGTCCAATAGCTGCAAATGACCCTAGATTAGTTCAAATGAATATACCAGGAGCAAGACCTGGGGAACTATTAAGTTCTTCTGAACCTGGAGATATTTTAAGAAGATTAGGTGGTAATCCTGATGCTGTACCTTCTAATTTACAATTACAAGTTGCAACTTTAGGTCAAAATATTTCTGATAAAATTACAACATCTGTTGATGAGCTAACAGGACAACCCTCTGTTGGTGGTGTTGGTTCTGGAGTTGCTAGTGCTGGATTAGCAGGAGGTAATGCAACATACCCAACTATGCAAACTGGAATGGGATACACATCAGCAACTCCTACTGTAGGTGCTCCAATAACATTTGATAGTATAAGTAATTTTTTTAGTAATTTAAATCCGTTTGGAAATACATCTACTACACCAATGGAAGGACCATTAGAAGGTCCAACATTTAGTGGAGAAGCTTTAAATATGAATCCATTAAATCAAAGCATGGCACAACGTGATTTATTAAATACTACAGCAGTAGTACCAGGAGCAGAAACTGCTAGAATATCTAATGAAAGACAAGGTTTCCAACCAAGAGGTGCAAGTTTAGCAAGAGGTGGTTATCAAGGAAGTGCAGTACAAAACCAATTATTAGCACAAGCATTAGGTTTAAATCAAGGTCGTTCTATAGTTGACCAATTAAAAAGAGCAGGTGGAGATAGTAGCTTTGATGCTAGACAAAATCTTTATAATCAATATATTTTAGGAATGAATTAATATGCCAAATCATAATCCACTACGTAAAGCACAATTAAACTCTGGGTTTCAAATGGACTTATCTAACTTTGACCCATCAGCACCATCTACTGAATTTTCTGATATATTAAATGAATATGATACAGATAGATTAATGGGTGAATATGGTGAGTATTTTGATGAATATGACCCATCAAGAGAAGCATTTGCACAAAGAGCATTAGCTTTACAAGAAGGTGATATTGGTGCAGGGTTTCAACAACAACAAGCTAGATTTGATAGAGAAAGTGCAGCTTTAGATTTTGGACAACAACAACAATTAGGTGAAATGCAACGTGCAGAATCATCTTTTGGTTTAGCACAACAAGGTTTAGACTTAGATGAACAACAAGCTCTAGCTCAACAACAATTTCAAAGAGCACAATTTGGTAGACAAGAATCTGCTTTAGGTAGACAAATGGATGCTATAGGTATGCAAGAACAACAAGCATTACAATCTGGTAGAAATCAGTTATTTGATATATATGAACAACAACAAGAGGATATGGGTGGTGGTTTTGCAAGTGCAGGTAGAAGAGATGTAAGAGCACAAAGAGCATTAGATGCACAAACTGGAGCGTTTGATACACAATTAAGAAATGTAAGAGACAGAACTTTAGGTTTACAAGAAGGTCAACAAGAACTTGCAGATAGAAGAAGTATATCTGAATCTGAGTTTGGTATTGATACAACCAGAAGAGGTTTGCAAAGAGAAGCTATGGGATTAGATAGACAAGCTGAACTTGCAGGTTTTTCAGCAAGAGATTTTCAAAGAGGACAACAACGTGGAGAGTTAGCTGACCAAAGAGGTTTTGCTGAAGGTGCTATGCAAAGAGATTTAGATAGAGCTGCATTAGGTTTTGAGCAAGATATATTTGGTATGAGACAAAGATTTGCAGACCAAACAAGAAGTTCATTACTTGGACTAATGGATTCAGGTGCAGATATAGATAGGTTTGAAAGAGGTTACACTTCAGGTACAAATGAATTTATAAGTAATCCAAGTATTTCTAATACATCATTTCAAAATCCTTATATGTCAGAAAGATTTGGGCAAACAGGTGGTGGTGGAGTAGGAACATTTGATGCTTTATCTACTGATGCACAAGACTATATGGCAAATAGACAAGGTTATGGAGCAACACAAGCAGGTCAACAATTTTATAATGACTATAGTATGAGAGGTAGATAATGGCTATACAAATAACACAAGACCCAATCAATCAATTCATGGATAATCTTCCACAATATGCATTAGATTTACGTAGACAAGATGAACAGAAAAGACAGTTCAATGAAAATTTAGCATTAAGAAAAGCTGCAGAAGCTAGAGAACAAGAAGTATATGACATAAATAAAACTAGAGCAGAAATGCGAAGTGATATATTTGAAAATAGATTTGAAGCACAACGTATTAATAGAGAAAATAAAGCAAATCTTAATGAGTTTATAAAAGATAATGCAGAGCTTTATGATGAATGGTCAGATTATCAAAATACAACTCAAACTTTAACAGATAGTAATTTTCCTGGTTCTAATATCCTAGCTGGATTTAGAGCAAAATCTTTTGCAGACTATTTATCTTTAAAAGATTCAGAACAGTTATCAAGCTATGTACCTTTTGTTAAAGAAGATAATACTTTTAAAGATTTAAGAAGTGAGTATGAAAATCTTAGTGAAAAAGCAATTGCTGTAGAAAGACCTAAAGCTATAGATTTTAATGATTATCCTGATGTAATTCTTGATGAAAGTTTAATGAGTTATGCATTAGAGAATGAAGCACTTAATATGAGAAATAATGAAGTTATTGATGAATTATCAGGTATGTTTGGGTTTCCTGGACCGTTTGATCCCTTTTCTCAAACAACTGGTACACAAAGGAGTAGATAAATGAATCCACAACAAGCACAAGAAAGAGCAACACAATTAGTATATCAATACAACAATAATCCAAAAGATTATACTGATGACCAAGCAAAGAAAATTGCTTTCTTAGCAAGTCAATTAGGTTTACCATTTAGACCAGAAAGTAAGGCGTTAAGTAAATTCTTTTTTGACTTAACAGATAAAGCTTTATTTGGTTTATTGCCAGATGCAGCTAGACCTAAGTCAAGAGGTGAAGAATTTTTTGGTGAAACTGCAGGTGAAAGAGCTGCAGGTGCTTTGGCTAATATAGGTTATTTAGCACCTATTGGATTAGGTGGTGCTTTAGCTACAGGTCCATTATCTTCTTTAGCTGCTAATACTTTACCAACAGCAGTAAGAAATACTGTACTATCTAACACTAGATTAAATGAAGCTTTAAGAGGTGCTGCAGGAGGAGCTGCAGGTTTTAGTTTGATGGATTTAGCAGAAGACCCATTAGGTACTCCTGGTAGAGCATTGCAAGGTGCTTTAGCTGGTGGTTTAGTAGGTGGTGTATTTCCACGTTTAGGTGGTAGTGGAACTCTAAATACTCCATTACAATTGCCAAGATAGTGTCTATTTACGATAGAAATTTTTATCAACTAAATAAAGACATATCTAATACTCAACAACTTATAGATGAGTATAGATATAGACCACAATTATTTGATGATGACCAAGTTGATGAGCTTGAGCGTAGAGCTAATGAATTAAAAATACCTTTTGAAAGAAAGAATAATAAAACTTCTTTACTTAAAGTAGGTAATAAATTTGTACAAGGATTTGAAAGAGGTCTTATACCTTTTATACCACCTTTATCAAATAAAAATAGACCACAAACAACATATGAATCTATAGCTTATAGTTTAGGACACTTAGCAGGTTTTGCTCCTGGCTTACTTTATTTACCTTTAAGAGGTGTTACTACAGCAATGAGAGGTGCATCTTATGTAAAAGGACTAGCAAGAGGTGCTAAACCTTTTCCTAAAAAAGGAATAGGAAAACGTGGGCAATCTAGAGAGATTAGAGAATCACAAGCATATCAAGATTTTATAAACGAACAAATAAAAATAAGCAAGTTTGAAAAACGTGGTAAACAAGTTGTAAACTTTTTAGACCAAATGTCTATACCTATGAAAGTATCTAGAGCAGCAAAAAGAGGTCTAAGAGATACTCAATTAAAGTTACGTAAAAATGCTATTCCTTATAGTGATGATGCTAAAAAAATACAATCAATATTAGAAGAAGCAGTAGGCTTAGGTGCTGCAAGTACAATATCTAATGTATGGGCTGGACCTGATGAATATATGAATACATTTTTAGGTGGGGCATTAGCAGGTGGTGCATTTGGTACTATAGGTAATTATGTTTCTATAGGAAATAGATTAAAGTTTGCTAAGACACCACAACAAAGAGATAGAGCAGAGAAAGCTTTACGTGGATTAATAGGTGCATCCTTTACAGGTTTGCCATCTACACTTAGAGATGAACCAATTGAAGAACAATTATATCAATATTTATTAGGTGGTTTTTTTGGATATACTACTAGACCTGCTGTAGAAAAAGAAGGTGGGTTAGTTATAATGAGGATGCCTACAGATAAAAAATCTATTATCTTGCAACCTGAAAGATTGTCTGAGTGGTCTGGTTTAGATAAACCTGTAAAAGATTATATACATAAACGTTCTACTGTACAAGCAAAAGAATATTTAAGAAGAAAACCTGAGCTTATACAAAATCAAACACCAGAACAAAATGCTATAATAAGATTAGGTCCTGCATTACAAAAAGGTGAAAATATTACCCAAGAAAAAATAGATAAAGTTATAAGGGATACAGCACATGATGCATATAATAAATCAATGGATAACACAAGTGGTTATGAAAGTTATAATGAACCTATTAGTGATAATTTACCTGATGCTAAAACTGATTTTATGGATAGTGAATCTTTTAATACTAATACCTTTACTGGTATTGCTGGGAATATTTATAAAGACCTTGGAAAAGTACAAGGAAATCCTAATGAGATAGCAGATAAAATAAATAATATATTTATAGATGTGGTTTATAATAAGGATGATCTTTTAGATTATCAACAAGATGTACCTCAACTTCCTTTACATAAATTAAAAAGAGCAGAAGCACCTAATGTAGAAAAATTTATATTAAGTATTAAAAACGAATATAATATTACACCTGCTCATGAAAAAAAATTAAGACAAACCTTTTTTTCTAAAGCTCAATCATTACCTAATGAAACCTTAGCATTTAATATAGTAAATCCAGAAGGTACTATTACAAATATAAAACCTGAAAGAATTGAAGAGCAACGTAAAATTATAGATTTAGGTATGCCTTTTTACAATTCTCCAGTAGAAAGTGGTTATGAAAATGTTGGAATAAAAGGTGCAATAAAACGTATTGATTATTTAGTAGTCCCAAATGATTTAGACCCTACTGGAGAAGGTATAATTCCTAAACCTATAAGTGATATATTTGCAGTTGATTTTGAAGGTAATTTAATATACCCAGAAGCTTTATCTAATTTGCAAAAACAATTAGTAATAAATAATATGTATCTTCGTGGTGGTGTAAAAGATAAAAAAACTATGACTGTAGCTAGACTTACTCAAGATGATATACGTTTATTTGACCCTCCAAATAGCACAGAAATAGGTTTATTAAGTACAAGCAATGGTTTTACTGGAGCAGAAATATCTAAGCTAAAACAACAATTTAAAAATGCAGTAGCACAAACTGATAATATTGCTGGATTTAAAGATATGGATAGGTATGTAGAAAGAACAATTATTTCTAATATTAGATATGAAATGTCAAACAATAATTATAGAACAAATCCTAATACAGGATTATATAATAGAACAGAATTAAAAGAAGTAATATTAGGTAAACAAGTTGGTGTAGATAAAAATGGACAACCAATATATGAACCTAACTTTTTAAAAAATGCAGTTGATTTTAATAAACGTGAGCAAGGCTCTATAGAATCATCTGGAGTACCTTTACATCCTGATAGTTTTGGTAAGCGTACAATAAAATATGCTGTAGTTAAAGATTCTGCTTTAGATTATTTTGGTAGTAATAATCCAGAAAATATAGATGGTGCTGAAATATTATCATCTAAATTTCAAAGACAAGCAAATACAGCAATAGGTAGAGAACCAACAGCTAAGTTAAAAACAAATACTGTAGGTAATTTAGTAAATGCAGGTGGTAAAGTATATCATAAAACTGCATCTTTTGAAGCCTCAAATGTTATGAATAATTTAATGGAAAGATTAGGTGTAGATAAAATAATTGTACTAAGTGGTAATAAAATACCTGGGGAACACAAAGTTACAGATATAAAATTTAATAATGAAACTGGAGAATATGATGTTTTAACTGAACAACCTAATATATATGAAATAAAAATAGAAAATGTTAGAGTTAATCCATCTGTTAGAGAAAATGTTGCAAAAGATACAAAGGGTCTTAATCTACCTGTTCAATGGGGTAAAACTCTTGACATTACATTTACACCAAAAACATTAGCTAATTTTGCTGATTATTATTTTGAACAGCCACCTATTCAAAAAGCATTAGAAGCTAAAGGTGATATAAATAAAATAAAAAAAGATTTAGAAAAAGATAAAAATAATCTTAACAAATATTCTCTTGAATTTATTTTACCTAAATTGCAAGACCCAAATCCTGAATATGATTTTATAAGACAAGCATTTCAAGGGATTATGAAAGATGAACAATCTTTACTTAATGAAGATTTTACAAACTTAGGAGATAGTGCATATACTTTTTTTCAT